GCACAAACCGTCTGTCACGATCTCTGTCGCTGAAGATGAATGGATTAGTGTGGCAGATTGGTGCTACAGACATTTCGATCTCTTGTCTGGTGTTAGCTTCTTGCCTTTTGATCCTACGGAATATCCACAAGCACCGTACCAGACACTAACCGAAGAACAGTACAACGAGTGGGTAAAGAAAATGCCCCAATCCATAGACTGGACTAAACTAACTGAATACGAAAAGGAAGATAACACAACTGGAACACAAGAACTTGCCTGCGTCGCCGGAATTTGTGAGATTTAAGGAAAACGGTACAGACTTACTGTTCGACGCGAAGTTGATGAACAACGGCGTTATTGTACGTCAGTGTCCTCCGTACGACATGAACATTGCGTTCTTGTCCTTCGAGGAATTTGAAGAGAGGTTTGAAATAAGTTATGTCCAGCCTGATTAATGCAGATGGGACGCCGATGGGTCGAGAAATCACTCGTCGGCGTCAGACTTCAAGCATGAAGAAGACTACTTCCAAGGGTGACGTACTGTTCAAGTTGATTGTGGACATGCCCAAGGAACTAGGAACAGATGAATTCAATCGACTGATGGCGGAGTATTTCGGAATTGGGTACGAAGCGTTCAAAGGAAAAATCTGATGTTCAAGATACCCAATCCATATGTCCTTGTGGCTGGTATCCTATCCCTAGCTTCGGTCGTAGGTTTGATATTATTCCAGAACCACCAGATTCACCATTTCCATACACTGTACACTTCGGCCCAATCTACTATTTCTCTGAGGGATCAAACTATCAGGGATATGGCAACGGCTCAGAATGATCAGATGAAGCGATCAGGTGATGCCGTAATCAAGGTTGTACAGGGTCCGCGTGAGGTGCAATCTATCATCAAAGAAATAGACGCGGCACCGGCAAAACCGTGTACCGCGCCTGTAGATAGTGACGAGATTAAAAATGCGTTTTAGTGTACTAGCTGCGATGCTATTCCTTGGAGCTTGCGAAGTAACACCCCGAACCGAAACTCGAATACAGACTGTGCGTTGTTTGACGCCGGAACAGTATTTGAAGTTGGTACAGGCTGAACCGGAGAAGATTGGACAACACCTGTCTCCTGACTTGCAAGAACAGAACCGACAGCTGAAGAAGCAGAACGTTCTGGTACGTCAGTTTGCTGATGGTCTTCTGCAGGTTCTTGGCGGCTGTACAGGGCCCTCTCAGCCAGCCTCCTAGTTACCAATCCCTGAATGACTTTGCCGTTGTCGTATTTCCATTTTGGAAACTCGGCAGCGGCTTTGTCGTATTCACCAGCCTTGTGATACTTGTAAAGATGACTGGATAGGAACTGACTAGGACCAACGTTAAAAACAAAATCGACGAGAGCATCGAACTGACCCTGCGTACAGGGAAGAGCGAATTTGTTGACGCAGTTCTCAGCAGTTTGTTGATCAAGTTGGAGGAGGTGCTCGGCGACCTCTTGCGTGATGACTTGATTGGGGCGAACACCGTTAGTGTGTCCGTACCCGATGGTCCAAACACCGCCCGTATCCTGATACGCCTTGAGCCTGCAGCCTTCTGAGGCTTCAGTTAGTTTAAGACCCTGCTGGCTTACTTTCATCGTCGCCTACTTCTGCTGAACCCAGTGGGGTGCTGATTTTCACAGCACGACTAACGTTCTCTGCACCGTACATGAATTCACCAACACCGAGAATAGTAAGAGCACCACGAGCAATGGTGATCAAACCTTCGTTACTGTGCTTAAGTAATCCAGTCAACCAGAACAACAGCCCGGTGAGAACCAGTGCAGAGATTGAGTGAATTACTGAACGTAATGCACGCCTGCTATCAGGATTGTTTAGCGACATGAATTGCCTCTCTGACTTTACTGTAGTGTACTCGATTGGTGAAGTAGATACGACGAAATAGTTCGTCTGGATCGTACACTCCCGCACGAATTAGTTGTTTAGCTTGTTTGACCAAATCCACGTTAATACCTCGTGTATCCGACACCGAACACCTTGCTCCAATCGTAGCCAGTTTCAGAAGGTACAACTGCTGAAGCGTACACAGGAGCGGTAGTTCCGTTCTTATCGTGAGCGTCACCTGCCTTGGCGATAGTACGTCCCGTCAAGTACATCGCAGCAGCGTCACGCCAGTTTCCAGTGGCCTTGTAGTTATCGGCAAGAATTTGCATTGACTTGTCAAGGTTCTCTTGCGGAGACATGCTTTTTAAATCCCAACCACGCCTCTCGGCTTCCTTGTATGAAATCTGCCCTAGTCCATGAGCTTGACCGCTGTCAGCGTTAGGATTGAACTTCGACTCCGTGTGGATTAGGTTTAATGCAACTCCGATAGGTACTCCGTGCATGTTAGCTGCCGTTACAACCGCTGGAGCGTACTGCTGGTAGAAGGCATTGTTAGCTTTACCCGGACCACTGTAGTACTTGTCCATTGCTTCCTTGGTGTTCAAGGCTGGTGCAGGCCCTCCACTGACCTTAGAAGGAGTTTCACCCGGCTGAGGCATCTTGTTAACGAAGTCCAGCAAGTGGCTGATTGCATCGTCAACGTTCTGCTCAGGTGTCTTTCCACCCTTGCCAGCAGGCTTCTGAAGCGAAGCAGGGATTTCACCAGTAGCGAAGAACCGACGAGCCTCGGTGTAAGAAGCTCCTTTGAGAGTGTCATCGTAGTTCTTAGCTGCAGCAACTGACAGGTTGTTCAGCATCGTATTAAGTGCAGACGTCTGCTCAAGCACAGCTGCTGACGGAGCGGGATGGCTGTTGAGAGTTACAGGAATACCAATACCCGGCATGGCACGAGTCTCACCTTTTCCGTTCCACACTGCTTTCCACGTCATGGTGTGCGGATCGAGAGCCGGTTTGTAGAATTGATCACCAGCATCAGAACGAACTAGAGCAGCGTACGTACGAGTATTTGCCGGTATCCATGAACGAATGGCATCAATGGACTCATTGTGGTTAGCTCCTTGCGACTGGAACATCGCACGAGTTACACCAACCTGATTGAGTGCCTTAGCCTGCGTAAGAACACTCTTGAAGCCCCAAGCAGGAACAACGTCAACAGCAATACCAGCGGTGTTCTTGATTGAGTTGACTAGAGCCAAGTGTCCTTGTTTGTCAGTTCCGTTGCTAGCTGCGGTGTCTTTCGACAAAGCAACAGTGGAAACCAACAGACCGGGGGCTGCGGCTTTAATCTTCTCAGGGTCCCAAGCGCTAAGGTCAGCCTGACCAGAAAGCGTCTGAACAAACTCAGTGAAGCTCGGCATCTTACTCGGATCACTGATTACACCCTTCAGTTCGTCACTTAGCATCTTCATCAGCGGAGCGTTGCCCTGAATGGATGGACTAACGAGAACACCAAGAGCCTGCGGACCAATCAACTTCTGCAAACGCATGAGAGTCGGAGCAGACTTAGCGTAGTCAATTCCATACGTGCTTGAAAGGTTCTCAAGAATTCGTTTGTTCATTTCGACAACCGACTGCGGACCAGAGAGCATTCCGGTTAGTGAAGTCTTCATGTCGTTGTACTGCTTGGTTACGAAATCCCTGTCAGCAGCGGTTAGGTTGCTTCCAAGAGTTGCCAGCTTGTTGTTGAACTGAACGTCCAGCGCTGGAATGGCAACCTGAAGTAAGTGCGACTGCAACTTCTCCATACGAGCAGGATCGTTAGCCAACGTAGGATCGCTAAGCTGGTTAATCATAATCTTGCTGAGGTTTTGGAACGAAGCTGTCATGTACTGACTGAACGAACCAGCAAGTGTGCTGCTGGTTTGCGTTTGCAATTGCGTACGCTGTTCGTTAGTGAGCTGAGAATTCTGCAAGGCAAGTGAAGCCTGCTTAGTCTGCATGTCGAGCTGTTGCTCTTTTAGTTCAGACAAACCAACGTCAGCACGGATTACAGCCTGCTCCTGTGGGGTCTTCTGGTAGTAGTCAGTGTAACCCCACTTGTTGACAGCTGCATCCTCCAAGTGGTGAATGGTGTCACGCTGAGCTTTTGCATTATCATCCTGAGCAACCACAGCCTGATCGTACTGATGGGTAATCATGTTCTGAACACCCATATCACGGAACACTTCCGCAACGGCAGCTTCGTGTCCGGGGTGAGCAGCCATGACAGCACGCATTGCAGCTAGACCACGAGCTTGTGCAGCAGCAGGATCAATCTGACCTTGGTTAGCAGCAGTCTGGAAGTTAGCAGCCTGTTGAGCAGCAGGTTGAGCAGCAGCTACAGCAGCAGCGTGCCCGGAAGCAGCAACTTGCGGGGCCATACTAGGATCGGAATAGATACCGCCGGTGATCACACGAGCAGCGTCACTCTTGGCGGCTTGATCTTGAGCAGCTGCCTTTTCCCTTGCATTGCGATCCAACTGAGTCCAAGCTTTGTCAGCAACCTGAGTAAGTCCACTACCTAGGTTAGCCAAGCTTTCAAAGATTGACGGAGTGGCAGGGGCCGCATTAACGAACCTCTTTGCACTGTCAATTTCGGTTGGTAGTCTTGCACCAAGATCAGCCATTACTGTTGTGGAACCTCTTCACTCTGTGGTTGTTGATTAAATTCTTGATTGATTTCGTTGATCGCTTCATCCTGAGCTTGAGTGCTCTGACGGATGCGAAGCAACCTGTCGTAATCAGAAGGATCACGACCTAGGTGAGCCTTGCGTAGTACGTCCATCTTATATTCAGGCGGAAGCATGTTGACGAACTGACTGATGATGCGAGCGTTCTGTTCGAACTTGTCAGGTTCACGAACACTCTCAGTCCAACGACTGTTCACGAAGTCAGCTGCATCTTGTTCCATCTGCTGACGATTGTCACGCCAAGCCATGATAGCAGCACGATCACGTAGTTCACCCGGAGCGAACCCAAGGGCGAAGAATGCAGCATCTGCAGGTGGCAAATTAGCAATTAGGACACGACCTTTCTGGCTCGTGTAAATTCCGTACTGCTTAGCGTACCAAGCCTTGAAAGCGATGTTGTTGACAGAACTAATCTGCTTGAACATCAGCTGCCAGTCGTTCTGCGTCATCTCGTAAGGATCGACACCGCCTGTTTCCGCCGCCGCCCAATGTTGGACTAGAGCAAATGCCGAACCCAGCGCTTCACCAAGAACAGAGTACGTTGCACCCCCAAGCATATCTGCCGGGGTGGTTTTATCTCCGTACTCAGAATAGCCCATCAGCTTTTCTGCTGTCTGTTGAAAGAAATCTCCCGTACCAAGACGTTGACCGATTTGTACGTCAGCTCCAGTCGTCAGATGTACTAATTCGTCTACCATCCCACGTTGAACTGTTGCCCACGCCTGCTCGCCAACAGTGGCACCATTTAACGAAGGGGCAGAACCCGCACGATTGTTTACGTAGTCAACCACAAGACCAGCAGCTGGAACACCAGCAGCACCACCCATGAAAATCTGACTAGCTAGCAGACGAGCTTTCTGACTGTTGGTGAACTGCTTACCAACCAAAGCTTCAAGCATACGCCAGTTGTACGCCCAAAACTGAGTAGGAATAGAAAGGAGTCCCTTTTGCCACGCCGCCGCAGACGTCTGAGACATATTAAAACTGTAGTTCTCCGTACGAGCACGGAACAGTTCATTGAACTCGAAGTTCTTAAAGTCGGCGCTTCCGAACGCCTTTACAGCCTCGTCATACGCAATTCTAGCCGCAACAAGACGGTTAGCATCTTCAGCGCGATTAAAAAAGAACCGCCCAGCCGTGCGAATTGCATTTTGTTTGTCAAGGAAGCTATAGGCAGCCGCTGGGTGAGAGGTATTCACAAGCAAGTGGCTGTCCCCGAAAGCAAAGATACCACTCTTGTCGAGGAACTTCATATACTGTTTGAATTCTTGGTCAGTTTGGAAACCGGCAAGCTTCCCGAAGCCACGTTTAGCCAAAAGGTCAAGGACGTTATCGCCGATACCATTTCGGATAGCAGTGCGGTAAGCAATCATAGCCGGGATAGTGAACATTCCCTTGAGACCAGCTGAAGGACTCATAGCGAGAGCCGAGAACGCCGTACTAACCTGTACGAACAACTGACCGGGATTGAACATTCCAAGTTTCATGTCGAAGGCTAGACCACGAAGTGTGTTGACTGGATTGTGATCCATCAACCATAGTGGAGCTTTACTAATCCACTGACGTAGTTCGTTGTCGCTGTTTCCAACCATCCACTCGTGCAGACGACGGAGAGCATTTTCCTTCTCCATGTCAAACTGACCACGGAAGTTGAGCATACGACGAATCGCTTCCCGCTGACCTTCAATCTGATGAGCGAGGTCACGCTGAACACCACGACCAACTGCAGCGGAGTTAAAGATTTCCGCAGGAGTTGCATCCTTGTTGTACTCAAGGAATTGTCCGTAAGTGTTCACCCACCTCTGGACGGCTGAGGTTTTAAAGTCGTCAAATGAGCTGAGCCGAGCCACGTTAAAAAGTGCTTGGTTCTGCATCTTGAAAGGGTCAATGGTTGGCGCAAGGTCACCATGGACGTTCTTCAGAGCGTCGCCCTTGGCACTGTAGTACAGTTGCCCGTTAGTCCGATAGAACGCGCTAGCGCCGGACTCTTCAGCAAACTTCCCTCCACTCTTAGCATACGCACTCGGAAGCTCACGATCAAACAGAGCTTCGAATGGGTGTTCAGTAGTCCACTGCTTACCCAGTCCGTCCATGAACTGTTGACCGGTAGGTAGACCACGCTGTCCCTTAAAAATGTTGTCATCTAGGAACTGTGCATCCTTACCATCACGAACAGCGAGACGAGCATCTTCCATAGCCTGAGCCCACTTGGCTGCTTCAGCTTTGGTGCTGGCAGTCACGTAGACATTGGGCTTATCCAGCCGCTTGACTCCGTCAGCTAGTGTAACTTCGCTAGCCTGCTTGACAAAGAACTTGTCGGCGTACACACGGTGTCCACCTTCGCTGTACGGAAGAACGTACTCAGGAATTTGATTGCTTTCTAGTTCACCCTTCTTCACGAGAAACTTACGAACGTACGATCCATCGTTGAGCTTAACAGGGTCTTCGGTAGTCACGATGAAGTGACCGTCACCCTCCAACTCCTTAAGACGCTTCTCACCCAACTCTCCAGCCTTGTGAGTAATTCCAGTGCTGGTGTCGAGGAGCGGTTCGTCAACGGGCTTAAGGTCGTGCTCGACAATTCCAAGCGTATCTACGTCCTTGCCGAGTGCGTTAAACTTCACACTCTCAACTCCACGCGTAGCTAGCTCCGTACGCGCGTTAGCGTTACGCATTTCATAGTCTAGATCATTAGCAGACCTGTAGTTGAAGTAGGCAGCCTTAACTTTGTCGTTAGGAAGCTTACCAGTTGCACGCTGCCAGATGGTGTCGAACTCGTTAGGCGACAACCAACGCTCTTCGTTAACACCTTTCTGAATGACTTCACGAAGGTAGGTACGGTCGTTGGGAGACAGCTTGGTAACTGTCTTGTTCATGTCTTTTAGTTCACGAACCCACTGCTGCTGAACCTGACCAGAGGTTGTACCCTTGGCAGCGATCTTAGCATCAGATGTGGTGAACGGAGTTCCGAACCAACGAGCCATGAAGTGCTGTTTCGGAGGGTTGATGTCGTTGGTGTAGAATCCAGTCTCACGCATGAACATCTTCACACGCGGGAAAAACTGACCACTAGTATCCTGAGTAACTTCAGGCATCTGTACTCTAACCTCGGAAGGCTCAAATACTTTTCCAGTCCTGTTAGCCTGCTCCATACGTGCACCGGTGATTCTTTCACCACCGATAGTCTTAATCTCAGGCATTTGCCTCTTCAAATCTTGAAGAAGTTCTCTCATTTTTGTAGGACCTAAGCTCCCCGGACCATCTCCGTAAAGATCAACAATGGCTTCTCCTTTATCATTAACTCGGAGAACACCATCCATTGAACCATGACGAATGTTATAATACTTACCCGGACCAAGAGATTCTTCGAGGTGCATTGCCGGTTCAATATCCAGAAGTTTAGCAGGTGCGCCTTCCTTCTGAACTACATTTGTAGCGTCAGCTCCGTAACCTTGATTGTGCAGCCACAGACGAGCTTCATCAGCCGTAGCAAAAGGTTTGTTAATCGTAACATCAAGCTGAGTAACTTCCTGACCATTCGTCATACGAACAGTCTCAGGAGTGTAGTCGAGTACGTTGCTCTGCGTACGAGCCTTGATAGTGTCAAGTGTATTGTTAATCGCAACTTGCATCTCTTCAGGATTGAAGAAACGATTAGGAGCCTTGATCATTTGAAACTCAGGAGAGTTCAACACTTCGTGGGCGTACGCAACCTGATCAGCTACGTCACCAGCAATGGACACCGACTTCGGCATTCCAGCAGTAAAATCTGGATTGATCTTAGCCGTGCTAGAAAGAAGTGATCCTTTCGTAACGCCTTTGCTCTCAGGAACTAGCAGCGGATTAATACTTCGAGGTAGTCCCTGTTCGATCATCTCATCAGGAACAACTGCTGTCTTCTGCGTGGCTGTAGCAAGTCCTTCGTTAGCTGCAATGTCAAATGCGTTAGCTACACGATTGGTAGCTGCGGCACGAGCACCCATACCTGTCAGCACTTCCGTGCCATGAGTCAGTGCAGCACCCACACCTTTAAACAGCGGAGCGATCATGGCAAGGTCAAGACCAGACATGACGTCACCAGCAATTCGCTGATGCATTTCAACCGCACCACGAAAAGCGGACAAAAGCTCTAGAGCCTTGCCGGGATCATGTAGCCCGAAGTATGAGCTGTTGCTCTGAATGTTCTGCAGCAGGGTGGGAAGATACTTGCCCTTCTGATCGGTCGGCATTGACTGCCATGCCAGAACCTGCTTACCTAGTTCACCTTCCGGATCGAAGATTGAACGAAGAATACTGCGGCTGTAACTGCCGGTTCCATCTTCCACGTTACCGTAGTACGAACGCATCGTCTTAAGCAAGAACGAGTCAGGAAGGCTGGCTACCGTGGTGAAAATCTTGTGGAAGATCGACTCTTCATTGGCGTCGAGATTTGCCTTTTCAATGGCATTACCAATCATCAGATCGGTGGTGTAGAAATCCTTCAACACACCGTACGAGCTGTTCTTGGTCGGGTCCATTCTGTTGAACAAAGCGCGAGCACCAACAGTGTCACCAGCAGCCAACTTGTCCGGAATGGCGTGGATAGCCTGCTCTTCAAGAGCGCTGTGAGAAAGATCATCAATTCTGTTGGCTCTGTCAGCTGCTGTAGTTTGCTGAACGTTACGGACCAACTGAGGTGTGAACATCTGTCCATTGCCGAGGTCAGCTCCAACAGCAGACTGCAATCCACTGAGTCTGTCCTTCGTACCATCAATGACAGCCTGCAGACGTTGAGTGTACTCCTGACCATTCTCAATGATCTGCTTACTAAGCTGGATGTTCTGGTCGAGGGTATCCTCAATGCTCTGGCGAGTTGTGTCCTGTGCCTTGTTAAGCATGGCGAGAGCCATAGTCGCAGTACGAAGTGGCGTAGCTACGTTATCATTAGGCTGCGTTTCAGTAGGTACAACTCCGGCTGCGTCCTGAAAAGGAGACTGCTGTTGATCAGCATTAAACGGAGAAATCGGTTGTGTGTCAGCCATAGTTAAAGGTGACTTGCTCCTAGATCAGCGATGTGCAGTCCAAAGCTTTCGATTGCACCCCACATGTTAGCTTTAGCCTCGTATCTGGCAGCTTTGTCGGCGTAGCCTTCCGCGAGGTCAGTCATTTTGTTATACGCATCCAAGAACGAAACGTTACCCATCATCTGTGTCACAATTGAACCTTGTCCACCCTGTGCAGGTGAAGAGGCTGACACTCCTTGGTTCTCAGCGGTTTGCTGCACCTGAGCAAGCGCCTGCCTACCGGTACGAATTGCATCCATCCTCTGTCGCAGTCCCTGCAGCTGCGTTTGCTGACGCATGATTGCGGTTTGAGCTTGAGTTGCTCTGGCAGCACTGCGAGCAGCACTAGCCTGTTCCAGCATACCGACGCCAGCAACAGCTGTTCCAACAGCGAGAGCACCTACAGCAATTGCGGCGAGAGGCATTTTAGAATTTAATCCTTAACTCTGTTAGTTCTTGTTTGGTACCGTTAATGTAGTCAATGATTTTACTAAACCCAGTTTTCTGAAAACCGAACAACTCAGCAAATCTAATTTCATCCTTCATCTCTGGCGGTATCCACGTGTCGAGATGGTGCCAACCTTTCTGTTCTAGAACGTACAGAAAACAAGTGAACACTTCTCGCATGTGTTTCAAACGATCAGCGTCAATTGGCAAGTCATTCTCGATGTGAAACGAGAGTTGACCACAGACGTCAATCATGTAAAGTCTTAGTCCATCCTCTTCGTAAACTAAGTTACGGAATGGGGTTGCCTGAGACTGCGACTGACCATCCAACGAGGTCGAAGTTTTTTCCTGCTGCGTTGGATTCAAATCTGAATTGGATTGCTTTTCCATTACCTCTAACTTTATTCTTGGTGACTACCATACTAAAACCAGTATCTGCTGTGTCGAGAATCAGTCGTCCCGGCCTGTAGATTTCTACTGGTGAAGTCCACCTATTTGAAACTGACCCACTAGCCCATTCCCACTTGACGCTCATTTTACAGGAAGAAGGATAATCTGTTCCAGTACCAACCACATTCTTATCTGTACGAGTTAGGTAGGTGAACAAGTACGTGATGTTTTTCTTACGCATTGCATCATCGAAGATTTCGTAACCAGCTTCCATGAAACTGTTGAACGTTACACCCACGTTGTCGATGGTGTACCAGTCGGTGAAAGTTCCACTGCGTACTTGAGCAATTCGAAGTGACGTACCAGAAGTAACTACGTACTCAACCAAACTCGGTTCAATATCCGTGGGAATTGTGTACGTGTTGCTTCGTGTGTTAGTGTAAATACCCTTGATCGTGTAAGCCGAAGAAGAGAACTTCCACGGATAGAAAGCACCGAGTGCCAAATCAAGAACCAACACTTTGTCGTATTGGTTAGTTGGTGCTGTATCTCTGTACAACCAGTAAATACAATTGGCTTTAGGATCGAACACTGACTTAACGTCTAGTCGAGAACTATCTGGAATAGCATTGTAGAAAGACTGAATAGTCGTTTCACTGATGTTCATCTTGCTAAAGTTAGCAATGGAAGTGAACTGATCTTTGTTCTGTGTGACACCCATGATGCCTACGTCGGACCACCAGTACACTGCATCGTCAGTTTCAACTACTGACATTGGAGAACGACAGCCAACAGGTGAAACTTTGTTCACTGAAATGTCGAGAGCAGTAAATCCAGAAGCTGTTCCAGTGATCGCCCACACGCCGTTACGAGCGAACACCATCATCGAACCACCGTGAGGAATGAGACGAACGATCTTGTACGCTTCAGGAATGGGGATTACACCACCATCAGTAGCCAGAGGATCGCTGATATTCTCACTGGTGGGATCGGACTCCATGTAGCACATGCCAGCCTTGTAAGTATCCGTTAGAATTTGGCTGAAGTAAACTGTACTGCCGCAGGCGAACCAACTACGTCCTGAAAAGAACGATACGGTACTCGGACGATCCTTAGTAATCTGATCAGGAATGCCAACAACACCAGAAATGGTTGCACGATCTTTAACGAACGCATCGAGGATGTAGTGACCACGAGGAGCGTGCAGGTTACCCATGTAGAGTTTCTGCAGCAACTCTGGCATGAAGTCACCGATCTTCAGACCTCTTGTGCTGTCGTCAACTTCTGAACGAGCTAGCCACCACTGCTGGTTGTTAGCTGGATAACGACCAATCCTGTTGTAGTATTGGGTAATTGGATCAACAGCAGGCATTATGCAAGGTCCGTGTATCTACCGCCAAGTCGCGGATCAATGTGTTCACCAGTAGTCGTGGTTGGACCAGTAGGTGCTGTGTAAGGATTGGTAGTGCCAGTTCCTTCGACAACACCTCCAACACCGGGACTGACCCACCCTTGATTACGTAGATTGTACAAATGTTCTTTCGTTAGTGTAGTTGGCTGATCTTCATTACCTAGTCCATCGGATACACCGTCGAAATCTCTGATCTGAATGATGATGCGAAGAGACGTGATTACGTCGTCAGGAGAAACGTACGTAACCAGCACCGGATCAATAAAAGGATTAGCTACAAATAGCCAACCCTTACCGGAAGCCATTTGACAAGGAGCAGTAGCGATTTGGCTGGTAGTTGCAAAGGGAGCTACGAAAGTTGTCAGGTCGAGAGTAAATGATTTCTTGGCACTGGTGATTGGTACAGCACCCATATCATAGAAGTGAAGAGTGCTTCCTACTTGTACTACTAGAAAATTAACCGAGCTGTCATTTCCTACACCCTTCCAAGCGAACTCAGAAGTGAAAACGTCATCAGCTAGTCCAGTGACTGTTGAGAACGTAGAGCTGGGTTCGAAGTCTAGTCCAAGACGTCGAGAACGACTTCCCTTAACTTTGATTACAGTGTTGAGTTCATCAGTAGACGCATTCTCTGGATACGTTAAAGGGCCTGCTTCTGTAATGAGCCCCTTAGTAAAAGTCTTGTAAAGCTTATTCGCTGTTGCGCGAGGCAAGTCGTTCAGCCTTTCGCTGTTCCTTGATGGTTGGCTTGCTAGCCATTTCCTCTATGAACTTGCGTTTGTTAATGTCTGCCTGATGCTCAATAACGTACGCACCCACAGCCTTGCGAGCTTCACTCAAAGAAGTGAACAGCTGCTCGCAAATCTTAGGCATCTCCCCCACACCACCAACCTTAACGATGTAGTAACCCTGTTCAGTAATACCGATGGAAAGCGGACGACCACTAACAGTCGTTGCATCGGTTTCGTAGTTCTCAGCGTTTCCGCGAGTAATCGACATGCGTTAGAACACCTTTCTTTTGCCCAGCTACAGTTGCAGGACGACGTTGACTCCTAACGAGCTGTCGTCTGGAACGTGCTTCCTCAAACGAGTTGGCAATTTCTTTAATGTTGATGAAACAAGCTGCCTTGGCTTCTGCAAGAAGATGCGGAAACTCACTGGCAGGAATAGGAGGAACGAACGAGTCATTCAGTTCAAACGTCTGGTACAGCGTACCCCACGCAAGAGAACTGGAGCTCGTTAGGAAAGACTCGTGAAGCTGATCAAAGGAGTCGAACACCAGTTCTTGCGAGTCTTGGAAGATTGTGTAAAAGCTCGGCGCTTTGTCACTGGCTACGGTGTACATACCGGGGTTTCCAGTAACCAGATGAACGTCAACTGAATTAACGGGATCGGGTCCATTAACAATACGAAGAATGAAATCCTCTGGCTCGACGTACTCAACATCCTTGAAAACCAAGTTATCGTCACCAGAGCCTGTGCGAAAGTCTATGTACTTAATCCACTTGACAAATTGTACGTTAGATGGAAGAAGAAGTGTAGTAGCTCTAGTTATGTCGGAAGGACTCTGAAGATTAATGACGCCCTCAAAGCTTCCCATGTCGTGATTGTTATAAAGTTCACGAAAGGTGGTACGAATTTCTTCGGCCACCTGCTGAGACTCAACAGTGTCGGTGATGCTGTTCACGTCGTCGGAGTTCATAGCCGACAAGATGTTCTGCGTCATCTCAAGTAGAGTCATCTTTTCCAAAGTCAGTTCCTTAGTGTAAATGTAAGCCCGAGAGATTTCTCCCCCGGACTCACTAAAAACAATTTACAAATCGTCGATATTTTTCTTATACCGAAACCAGTAGTAAAACCTCACTCCGTACCACGTAAGACCAGCACAAGCCGTCAAAAAGATAACAATTGGTTGGACGACAGGGATGATGTTATTAAGTACGTAGGCTAGCGCTACTCCGGGTCCAAAAGCATCCATTACATGCTTGTGCATACGCGACCCTCCGGTTAAGGAGGTGGGCAGTCTCTTTACAGTGAAACCGCCCACCTGATTAGTTACGGCTTAAGAGAAGCGCCCGGATTGACGTAGTGGATGATAAACTTGAGCTTACCAGCCGTATACGTACCAACGGTGGAGGCAGCGATGTACGAGTCCTGCGCGAGAGCCGACAGCGGAACCGTAGCAACTGTACCCGCGTTGATCAGGGCCGTAGCCGAAATCGTGGTACCGTCAACCTGATACGTACCAAGCGAGTAGCTAGTACCACCAGCCGGAGCGACAAGCGTCACAACCGTAATACCAGTGATGATAGCACCGTTCGGAATGTACGAGTCGAGACCCTTCTCGAAACCGTCCATCGTACCGTCGTTGTTGCGATCTGCCGGGAACAGCGTGCGAGCTGCACCAGCAAGATCAACGTTTAGTTCTGCCGTCTGAGTCTCACCAGCAGTTCGGACTACACCGAGCTTACCGGCACCAGAGACGGTATTCTTGCGACGGCCTTGGCTACGACCGAAGCGAAGCGGAAGACCGTCATTGTTGTGATAAATTTGTTCAGCCATTTAGACAGTCTCCTTAGGCGATGACGTTGGTCGAAGTGAGAACAGTGATGAAGTTCTCAGGACGATAGAGCTTCACGCCGTAACGAGCAGTCGTAACGTACTCTTCACGCTGGAAGTCCTTGTTGAACTCGCTATCCACCTTGGGATGCTGAGCCCACGCACCGATAAACGGCTGGACGTCCGGAGCACAACTGAAGAAGAGGTTAGCAACCGCGTTGGTACCCGAAGCCACCGAGTTGATCGTCTCGCCCGCAGCAATCGTGCTGAGGTAGTTCGAAACGTAAACGTCGAAGCCGAAGATGTTACGCGAGAAGCGCATACCCGTTGCGATACCCGTCTTGACGATGCCTTCCCACATGGGGTTGTACGTCATGGTGAGGGTGTCACTCAGAGTGTTGAAGTGATACTCGACCGAAGGATCGACAATAGCACAGAGGTTCGTCTGAGGAACGTTAGCACGCTTCAGAGCGAACAGTGCCTTGGCAAAGTCCTTGAAACCAAGTGTACGGTTCGAGTTAGCCGTGTCCGAACCTACCCAGCGGTGGTCTGCACCGTTGATCTGGTTGGCGGAGCCCGACGTCTGACCGTTAGCCGTACCCGGCTGACCACAGTCGAGAATGTCACCTTCAAGGCGAACCGAGATAGCACGGGCCTGCTTCGGCACGAAGGAAGCTTCGAGCTTGGCAGCGTACATGCTGTCTTGACGTTCCTTGACGGTGATGTAAGTCGCCGAGCTGAGGTATTCGGTGATCGAGAACTGGAAGTTACCGGTAGCCAGTGCAGTGTACTGAACCGGCGTATCTTCCGCGTAATCGTTCACATCGAGGTCGCCCATCGACGGGATGTTAAGCGTAGCGCCAGTGTCCGGCATCTGCATCCAGTTAACGTAACCCTGAGCGTTCAGCTCGTCCAGCAGGACGTCCTTAAGCTGTTGGGACCAGACGTTAGACCTGATCAGAAGCGGAGTAACGCCAGTATTAAGACCTGCCATTATTGATTACTCCTAATGAAAAATGGTTAGTTGAAGAAATCCTGACCCAACTCCAGCGCATCTTTCATCAGTTGAGACTGATAAGCTACAGTGTTGTAGAGCTTCGGATTAGATTTACGAACCTCTTCATGGAACTTGTACGTACGCGGCTTAGGCGCACCGGAGTTAACCATGGTGGGGTTCACGTCAGAGCGAGGGGCAGGGGTCGAAGAACTAGCAGGCTTTTCATCAGGATTGATACCCATCAAGCTGAAGAACGCTCGCGGACTGTTAGCAGCTGTTTGCTTCATGTAAGTCCCATCAACACCAAGTTCACGAGCCTTAGCAATCACTGCTTCCGTAGCTTTTTCTACAGAACCAAGACGTTCAACTAGAACATCCTGTACGAGATTGGCATTACCCTGAAGACGCTTGTTAGTATCTCTTTCTTCTAACGCCTTCGCAATTCGCGTATCTAGGTCTTCTACCTCGCCATTAGGAGGAGCCACAGGAGCGGGTGTTTTGCCCCCTGTCTCTTCGGTTTGTGCAGGTGGTGTCGGATTCGAACGCTGTTCTGCGAGTTTCTTAAGCTCTTCAGCAATAAACTCGCGGGTGCTCTGTAGGTCTGTCTTAAGTTCAGTGATGTGAGAGTCAGCGTTAGCGTAAGCTTTAGCTAGGTCTTCCACACTCTTGTACTTCTTGCCCTCACCTACAAGCTGTTCTAGGGCAGTTCCCTCTGTCGTGGTCGCGGCAGCCGGATTAAAAATATCACCTTCGGGCATTTGTCATGCGCTCCTTTACTTTTGGGATTGGTCATCCTTAACAGTGCAGAGCATTATGACCTGTTTAAGAGCCCTGCGGTACCCAACCTTGTCTGCTTGTCTCAGAGCCCAGTTGGGTGTTTCGAAATCAGAGCTATCAAGTTCTGAATCCTTTATCATATTATAACATATTTCAACGAGTTTGTCAAGTACTTTATTGTTACTTTCGAGCAAACCGGTCAAAATCATTCGATCTGGATTGCTTAGACCGGCAAACCAGCGGCTGTTGTACTGAATCATTTGGCGGGAGGCATCCCCATGCTAGCACCACTATTGTCTACTGGCTGACCACTTTGATCGGTAGGTGGTGCATATCTACCTTCAGGGTCAACGGCTTGGTTCTCGGCCTGCATCTGCATTCCAATGGTTTGCTTCAACCTTTCGGTTTGAGCCATTTCAAGAAGACGAATGTTATCACCGTAGATACCCATACGTTCCCAACCAAGCAGACGCTCCATAATCTCAGCGATCTTCTTGCCGGAAAGGTGGACCTGCACGGCAGGGTCTTGTCCTATAGCGGAATTGTAAAGCTGAGTGATATTTTGGACGAGTGTAGCGTATTGTGCAAAATGTCTCGCCCCGATAGGTCTAATCTTTCCGTTAGCCGAAAGGTCCTCCTTGGAGATGGACTGAAACAGTACTGCACCTGTGGAGTCGTCGAGGACTCGTATCGTGTCCTGTTCATTAAGGTTTCGTCTGGCGAGCTCCAACATATCATTAAGAAGAGGCTCAAGAAATACTTCCTCAAAGTAAGATGTTTTATTCAAAAAGACACGGTTGGCACCGTTCTCTAGGACTTGGATTTCGTACGCGGTTTTTTCACCGGGTGTGCGGAAACCCATTGCCTGCTTTGGCGCACCAGCCATTTCCTCCATCTTGGCTTCGATTTGAGCAACCTGAGTGTCAGCAGATAACATGGTAACATCAGGGGCCATGAAAGCCGCATCACCTTCATCACCAACGTAGATTTCAGCTCCGGGTCCGTAGACAAATGGTTCACAAAATCCCTTGATCTTAATGACAGGATGGATGATCAAATCGTACGCATCAGACTTGGCGTTCTCCAAGTGATCAATACGATACTGCATGCCGACTAGGTTTTCGAGTGGTCCCATAGCATAAAGATTATCAGGCCTAGTCCTCCAACCACAGTGGCGAATGGTGGGACAACCGAGCCAATTCTCATCCGATTTGTTTCGTACAATATAACGGCGATCCACAACAGTGATAAGATGATCGCGGTAAAGTTTCCCTGTTTCCGGGTCATACATGTCTCCGTAAAAATCTAGAACTTCCACGTACGAAGACGAGAAATAATTCCACCAGCTGGTGAAACCGTCGATGCTAAAGGCATCATTCTTCTGGAAGTCACCAGCAGCGTAACCCATCATAACTCGACGGGCTTCCTTCATCTTGTCGATGCCCTCTTGCATGTAAGCAAGTTCAGGATGCTCTTCGATTTCGGAAAGCCACGTTCCGATGTTCTTAACCGAACGAACGATCTTCGGACTGTTTTCGAACGTAGCTGCCGTAGGATCAAAGACTAGATCAAACGGGCTGATACGCTCAAGTTTAGGTCCGATGTAAACCGGGAACTTCTCGCCTGAAGTTGGATCAGTCTTGTAGTCAGCCACGAACACAGGCATGGCAAACACGTTTCCAAAGTCAATGAAGTCATACAGCAAATCAGATACGGTCGTACGAAACTTCGACTGGCGCATCTTATTTTGCATGTACTGTTCGATCATCTGGCGCTTAGCTTTGGCCTGCGCGTCTTCGTCGTCGCCTTCCCATTCAATTGCATATTCCTGTGGGAAGATCGCCGCCATGTAGTTAGCGTGAAGGTTATCTCTGATCTGGCAGAGCTTAGGAATGTGTACGCTGTTCTTCCACGGAAGGGAAGCATTGGTCGTAGTTCTAGTACTGGTGGCAAAGACGTACTCTCGAATCTCCTTGACTGTATCTAGCCAACTGTTTCGGTAGCTTTGCCACTCTTGATACTTGTTAGCGATGTTGGAGGCTAGTGTCTCCGGATCGCCAAGTACCTCGTTAATTTCTAAAGCTTGTGCCATTAATGTTCCATGTTGTTAATGAGCCACTGTTTAGCTCGTTCGAGTGCGTAAATCCAGAACCGAGCATCACCGTTGCTAGCTGTGTAGTTGTATCCGTCCTTGTGAATACCAAGTACGAACACTTCGTCAAACTTGTTGATACCCTGAGCAAGACACACATCTGCATTCATTGTAGTTGATTCGAAGTAGATAGTGTTATCTTCAATTTCAGGTAGCGGCAGCTCCATTTGTTCTTCACTCAAAATGCAATTCCTCCAAATCGAGGGTGGTACACGACGTTTCCGTCAGTTTGTGTTCTGTCTCTACCGACAATTCCCATTGGAGGAATGGCGATACTAACAGCGGCTGCGAGAGCATCTTTGCAGTCATCGTGGGGTGGATGCTGTAAAATCAACTCTTCTTCTAGTGTTTGGCAGTGTCCACCACGATAGTGCCACATTGCCATGTTGTCGTATCGAGGTTCAAGCAGGGCAGCAATGCGCTCTTCTTTAGAACCTTGCTGCTTGGTGTGCTTCAACTCTTCGATGCTGATGTAAAGTCCGTTAGGACGAAAGTACGAGTCTCGAAGGTCATTAACGATAGCCTTCTGAAAAGCCGTGACTTCAGCACCAAGTTTACGGAAACCCCACGTCGAGTAAAGCTTAACGATATGCTCATAGTACACACTGATCTTATCAGTTTTAAAACGATCAACATCTAGGACGTAGATGTTTCTATCTCTGTCAATGCCGATGACAACGATTGCCGTGTAATCGCTTCGACGCCCCTCGCTAGCAGCAAAGTCCACGCTAGCGTAAAGGTTGAGTTTCTTTCCGTTGACGAACCAAGTTCCGCCTTCGCAGGACAGGTGTTTCTTGTCATAGTACTGAAACTTGCTCCTGTCTATTCCAGTTCCGTCACCTACGTTCGGATCGTTGTAGTACTGCGCTCGGAACTGTGACTTGTCGATGTACTTCGCCCGCTTCTTCGCAAGTATCTTAGCATCAAATCCAAACCACTTGCCGTCTTTACGCTGTTGACGAGGCCACAAGAACGTGCCAGTTCCGTCCCCCAAGTCTTCCACAACTCGTTCGAAAATATCATAGACATCTTCAAAATCCTCAACTTCACCATCTTCGGTGTACACTTCGTGCTTCATGTCAAGCATTTGAGCGTACAAGTCCTTTGGGTGGTATCGAGTTCCTACAACCCACTCTTCCATCTCGGAGCCTTCGATAGACGAAAGCAACGAGTACTGGCGATTAACTTTCTCCCGACCCTCTTCGGTATATGCATTTTCGGGAACAACAACGTCATCCAGCACAGCAACGTCACAGTGAAGGCCAGTAAGCCCAGTGGTAAGACCGCCAGTGAACACAGTAGGATCACGAATGGCTTCAGCTTTGCGCTTAGGATGATCCACTGCAATTTCACTGTTGGTCCACTTTTCTCTGTCGTTCTCGTTGTCGTTCACCATCTCAGGCCAGTAGCGCTTGTAGATGGGACTCAGTAGAATTTGCTTAATGAAACCAAGCTGCTTTTCAGCAAGGTTGCTGGTAGCGGAAATGTACAGAATACGTACGTCAGGTTGACGTGTAATCCTCCAAGCCACTTTAAAAGCAACCATACGTGACTTTCCGTGATCTCGCGGAAGAAGCGTTAGCTGATGATTACTAGTTCGTTGGGATGTAGCCCATCTGCACCACTCCTGATGTACTGCTCCAAGAACCTGATAAGGAGCGACGAGACGAATGAACGTCTCTAGGTCAGCCTCTGCGGCGTCCCTTACTTCCTTTAGTCTTGGGTCCACTTGATTTTCCTTTCCCGTGTCCGTTCAGACGATAAGCCAGTGCAGCAGCTTTACTACCTTTACTGGCAAGTGAAGCCAGACGAGAAGGACCAATCTTCTGATTTAGAGGGATTCCTAACTTCTTGTGAAGAGCTCCCTTCTTTCCGATAGTTTTCTTAATTTGACTGTCAGAAAGAAACTTGCCCTTTTTCTTGGCAGCCATTAGACTAGAATGGCAGAAACAGTTGCAGTTACTGACGGAGTGGTTCCGCCGATTGCTGAGATGACTCTCCAGTGCTTAGGCAGTGCATCGTTAGCAGACGAGTTAGCCGTAACAGTAGCACCCGGAAATACAGTCAACACAGTCGTGCTAACCGAGTTGATCGCAGCCGAAGCTAGGATCGTGTAGTATTTACCACTAACTGTGTCCTTACCCTGAATGGTAACTGTAAGCGTCGGAGTCGTACCGGAAATCGCCGTGACGTCGATGACCAGCTTGAGACCCGAGTTGGTTTCGTTGGTCTGATCTGCACCGTTAACACCAGCTGAAGCAGCCGAGTGCGTAATCAGTGCACCAACGTCTAGATTTCTCTTGAAAGGCATTCCTTAGTTAACTCCTTGGATTTTTCTTGTGTGCGCCACGCGTACGTGCGTAACTTCGGTTCTGTCGTTTGGTACCCATTTTAAAATTACTCATCTTGTCAACGAGCGCATTCCCGTTCTTGTGCATCACATCAAGACCGTCACCCTTGCGAGCTTTGCCAGCCTTGATCATCATTCGACGAGCTTTATTTCTACTCGCTCGTTTCTTCTTCTGAGCTGGTTTGGCATTGTACTTTTTCTGAGCACGTTGCCTAGCCGGGGTGTTCTTTTCGCTATTAAGACCTGTAGCCATGAATTTCCTTAGTGCTTGTGGTGTACTGCATTCGGAGCAGCAGTTCCAACCGGTGCTTTGATGTAGCGGTTAAGATTGTTGGTGAAATCCGGATTTAGGTTCACGATCGGATTAGGACTTCCGGGGTTACCTGAGGGCGGAGCTTCGTTAACGTAGATTTGATGTCCGCTGTCGATTGCACCGTAACCACACTCGTTTGGATTTCCAGCCAGAGGTGTGTCAGTTGAAGTGAACTTAATCGTCACACCAACACAATTTTGCATGAACTTAAGGAAAACACCCGGACTCGTGATCGTACCGTAGCTCCACGCAGGAATGAGATCGAAGTGCATCGTCTCACCGTTGCGGTACCAGTTGGCAGGATTGGCATCCATTCGGTCAGACGACAACCACCAGTTGGTGTAGTCACTCTGTCCGGTATGGTAAAAGAAGACCTTAGCTTCGAACTGCGGAACCTTGTACCAGTGCTCAGGACAAACTTCTTTGCCGGTATCCAAGTCAACCAGACTTGAAATCATGTGCCCGCGACCGTCAGGACTGTCTAGGTTTACTCCATCCCAACAACCCATAGTTTCAAGATCAGCGATGATGTGACCAGAACTTCCGTCTGCAGCAGTTGCCGCACAGTTGAGTGTTGGTGTTCCGTCTGCGTTGCGAAGCCAAGGTTGGTGATCTGCACCCGGAACAGGACTAGTAGCAACTGACCCGTTACCTGAAACCGGAGTTTCGCAGTACCATCCAAGGAAACCCATCGAGACTCCCTTGGTAACGTCACCTCCCGGCGCTGCATATTTGGTGTGGCCCGCAGCAGTGTTGGCTGCAGCGATAATGTTGGCCAACCTGCTGTTGGTAGGATCAGACATATTGAAACCGCTGATCGTGTCCCAACCACGAGGCCAAACCTGCGCCTCTGCCGGATCATAAATGTCTCCGGTGTGATTTAGAAGACCACCGATGTAGTAACTAACGAACGACTGAAGCTTAACGTCAACTGTAGCACCGTTGCTGAGAGTCTTCCTGACAGCGGGTTCCCAGTACAACGTACGGTTTAGAGGACCACCGTAACAACCAGAATAACCTGCGCCACGGAGATTTGCGTACGTAGCATCTTTCGGCTGAAGTCCTAGAAGATCAAGGCGCTTGCCCACGAAATGGTGCATGTGAGAACTTAAAGCGGAACCGAAGCTGACGATTGGGTCCTGTTGAGCTGCAAGACCAAACTCACAGTCAAAACGTGCTTTAGCTTCATCTGCACCATCTGCAACTGTTCTGAAATTTCCTGCAGCATGTTCATCTGCAGCGTGTATCCAGTTGCTTTCAGTGAAATCACTGGGAACGTCAGGGGCCATGTAACCAAAAGCAGGAGGAATTCCTCCACGAATGTTACTACCGTCCCCGAGGGTGTGAGTGGTAGTAGTACTAAAGTTGATCGTCTGAGGACCAACGGTCCACGAACCAGCAACTGCCGCAGCTGGAGTTACCAGTGCAGCAGAAGCTAGTAAACCAAGTAGACTTCTTTTCATCTGCTTTCTATTCATTAGTGAAACACAACTCCGGCGAAAGCACCGAAAGCACCGGGACTTGGGGTCGCGTGGACCGCACCACCAGTCGTACCGTGAGCGAAGCCCACCGTGCTGCCACCAGTGTGAACCGTTCCGTCAGTAGTTGGCGTGCCACCAGACCAGCTAATCGAAATAGTGTTGTCGTAACCTTCAGCAACCGCGATCCAAACACTGCCGGTGGGGCAAGTAACACTGGCTGTATAGTCGGTGGACGATACACTGGACGTCTGACCAAATGTGCTAGCCGGCGTCGCTGAAGTTGCACCTGTTACCGTACCTACGCAAATTGCGCAGGTGTTGTTAGCCGAGCTGTGACCAACAGCCACGTCGTACGTACCAGCTGAAATGGCTGACGAACTGCCCCAAACCGTGACGTCTCTACGAGAGGGTTCAATGTCTACCAACAGATTAAGAGTGATCGGAGTTCCACCTCCGGTTGGAGTCAACGTAACGCTGTTAGTAAAGAACGCTCCGACCTCCACAACTGCGATACCAGCACCAAAGGTTTGACTGGTGAACGTGTGAGTGGTAGAGTTGGTCGTCTGTCCTGCGGGCGGAGTTTGCGGAGTAAACACCACACCCGAACTAGGCATGGTGTCAGAGAGAACGTTAGAGATTGGACTCCACGTCATAACTCCGGAGACTATGCGTCCATAACGTTCCATCCACTTGACTGTAACGCCACCGGGGAAAGGATTAGGCCACGAGGTACCCCAGTTGACAGTCTCCTGTCGCGCGTCGTACGTAATGGAGCCCTGCGGAGTTCCGGTTGCGGTTGGTGTTGATCCGTCAGTCGTGTAGTACAGCTCAATGGTGTCACCATCCTGAAGATCAGGCAGCAACGCATCCCACTCCGGAGGATTGGTTCCAGCCGAAGTAGTCTGAGTCAGCGTACCCGCACGAATGGTACCACCGATTGTGTAGCCAATCGTGTTAGTCTTAGGACTGTTGGGACTGTCTGCCAACGTTTCAGTCAAAGTGAGTGTACCCGAACTGACCCCGCCTGTTCCGTCGAACACCCACGTTCTCGCTGCACTGTTAATGGTGAAGCCGGTGGGCGCACCCGTGATCGAAATAGTGGAACCTGAAGTAGCCCCGTTGATACTACCAGAACTGGTGACGCCATTGGTAAACGAAGTGCTAGAAAGAGTAAGCGTACCAAGACTTGATTTCTCAAATACGTTAGTCACGCTAATCGTAAGCGAATTCGACTTTGGTGAGCCAGTTGCTCCCGTAAGAGACTCGATTAGCGTAATCGTGTGAGACGTCGCAGTTTCGTAGTCAGTCGGAGTAACACCTGCAACAATGTTACCAGCAACGTACGCAAAACGTCCTCCCGCATCGTTGGAGAGGATCAAATCAGAACCAGCCGTCAAACCCTGAACAGCACCAACCACAGTACCAGAAATCGAATTCTCTGTAATTGTGTTAGCGGAAAGAGTTAGAGGTTGAAGAACTATCGGAGATGTGGTCGAACCACTTGTGTTTCTGTGCTTCAAGGTAAAATGGAACACCTTTTCAAATAGCCTTTTTAATACGCTTAAGATCGTCTTCAATATCACGTTCAGAAGCTGCCAATTCTCTTGCAGCCTTGTCTACGTCTTCGCGCTTCGGTCTGCCTTTTGATGTTGAGTTGTCTTTCTTGTACGCCTTGGTGGCTAAGAACTTCGCGGCCGCTAGTTTCTGAGCAGGCATTCCTGTCTTGGCCAGTTCTCTGATTTCATCCATACCTTCTGAGTAAAGACGAGCGTCTAGTTCTCGGTCCCAAATCTCTTTGGCCGCGACGAACCAGCGACAGCCCATAAGGACGGTCCAGAGAGTAAAGTCGCCGTCAAGAAGTCTTTGAGCCACTTTATACCCGGAGGGATCGGCTTCTTCGACGTACACCCGACCAAAATTAATGAGACCGGGCTTATCCTTGTGCAAGCTGAAAAACGGGTCTTGAACTCTCTTTTCCAGTGGGAGTTCAATCCACTCTTCCCAAAACAACTGTCTGGTGTAATATTTTCCACTCACACCTCTAAAACTAGGCATTGACGGCCTTCATAACTGTGAAGTTGAAAACAGGCTGCTCTGTGGTAGTACCACCTGTGGTAGCGAACGTTACGTCGAAACTACCGTTCTGTACCTTAGTAACGTGGAGCATGTACTTATCCGTACCCGAGCACTGATTGAGTCTGATTACGTCGGTTGAGGCAACAACTGAATTGGTGACGGTGAAAGTCTGCCACGTTGCTGAACCAGCTGCAGACACGAGCGTGATTTGACCGCAGACTTTGTTTAACGAAACACCTGTCGTACGACTGGTAGTCTGTGTTACTGCACCACCAACTCCGGTAGCGTAACCTGCTGCACCGGTCGGAAGAACGTTCCACGCTTTGAACGAGTTCGCTCCGTTACTAACCCAAAACTGAAGGTCGGGTGACGCACCGCCGCTGGATTTGATTGCAGCAAGTCTGTTGTCCGAAAGGTCAAACACACCAGTGATGAACCTAATGGCTGAAACAGGAGTACCACTTGAGTTACGGTTCTGGATGATTGGACCAATGTCACCGTTCAAGTCCTTGCGAACGTGAAGCATGGCCGCAGGAGCGGTCGTACCAAGTCCTAGTTGTCCCGCGAAGTAGTTGTCTGCAGTACCAACCATGTACAAGTTGTACTTGCCGGTTCCACTGGAAACCTGTCCACGAAAGGCAATTGCCAGCGTAGGACCAGCTGTAATGTCAGTCTGGTTAAATCCAATTGCAGTGCCGACTCGTGTTGCGTGTCCTAAGTCAACCGAGTTGTAGCCAACTAGCTGTGCTACGTTTCCTGTACCGGCTCCCCAAGTGGGATTGGCAATGTTAAACACGTTTGCCGTGCTTGTGACACCACCAGTTGAGTCAGCGCGAAAGTGGCCTTCGTACACGCGAAGGTTGGTTACGTTACCACTGCCTTGAACCCAAACGTACCGGTGCTCACCAATCGCTGTAGTAGTGGTTGCACTCGTACAGTTAATTTCTAGTCCGTTGTAGTTTGTACGGGCTTCGGTGATTGCGTTAGCACCGTTGATCGTAACCCTGCTAACTTGTCCGTAGTATGTGGTAGTGCCGTCTGCAGCACCTACCAGAGTCCTCTGTTGAGTGAATCCTTGAGTTGCACCACTTGGTGCCGTACCGATGTCACTGCCGAAGATCGTAGTCAGGTTCGACTGGACTGTTCCAGATGGAGTACCAATCAAAGTGGCACCAGTTACTAGAGCCAGTGTCGGACGAAGTGCTAAGTCTGCGCTAGGATTTAGATTACTGATTAGGTCGATTACTTGTCCGTAGTTCGGCGCGTCAGAGTTCGAGGTCGCATCTGCCACGTTGTGGATTGAATAGTGATTCAAGTTCAAGTCCACAGCCATGTCATTTGACACGTTGTCCGTTCTGGACAGCATTTCGTCGAATAGAACAGAAATGGTGGAGAAGTTGTCGTTAATGGCTGAAATAGACGAATATTCAGAAACGACAGGTGTTGGGGTAAATCGAGACAGTGTACTGGGCTCCGTTACAGGTTAGGACCTTATGTACACATTATAACATATTCTGATTTGTTTGTCAAGTAAATTCCTACTTTCACCCTAACTTTTCTTACGAAGTACGATTTTACTTGACAAGGTGCGTGTAATATGTTATAATACTATTAGTTGGCACGGCGGTAAATATACCTATTACTAAATAACAAACAAAATTTGTTAGCAACACTGCCAGCCCGTTCGATACCGGATCGGTCAACACTCGGGCAATCCTCAGCCAACCCTCCCCCCTTGCTACAAAACTGTTAACGTATCGGCATTCGGTCTGTTTGTCAAGTGCTTCGCATGTTCATCTGCGATTCACTTATAGGCAATCCGAGAATCCTCGATTTTCTACTGGCAAATCTTTAGTCATGTGGTGCAGCAGACAGGCACCCCCGACCCCCCTTGCCACCCCACACGTTCTTGCAAGTTCCGTGCCAATGCAAATGCAACTCATTCTCACGTCCCCGTGCTTCTCGGCGGCACACGCTATTGCGTTTCATTCTCATTATCATCTCGTTGATTTCCTAAGCAAAAACTGTGCCAATCCTCGCGCGGGAGTCCTTCTCTTCGCGTACACGGCTGTTGCACTGTACTAACACACTAACACCAATCATTACAAATTTGTAATAAAAAACTTCTTGCAACCCAACGCCGCCTGTGGTGTTATGCACTTGTCACAACGCAATGCAGCCTTTGAGGCTGGTGGACCGGACCACGTGTGATCGACGCCTTCCGGAGTACGGGACTGGCACCGCCGTTGAGACAACACGGGGGCAGATGGGAATGTCAGTCGGGAAGATTAGAAACTCTGCCGTTGACAACTCATGGGGTCGTCGCTAGACTGCCCGCCGGAAACGGAGTAATGAGACTATGACTAGGCACCAACGCCGTAAGGCTGCGCGTGCTAGGAAAGACGACAAAGCTGCAAAGCTCAACTCGCGGGCGATTGCCCTGCTACAGAGCGAAAAGCTAAAGCGTAACCTAGTTACACGCTTGCCGAAACACAGTCCGCGTGGCATGGGAAACCGTGGCATTTATCAGGCTGTGGGAATGTTTCCGGCACCGGGTTACGGTACGGGCGCATTCAAGGAAAAGCCTCTTGGTGAACGCACACTGCGCGAATTGAGGGCGCTTGACAAGCGTTAAGCCTGTCATTACATAACGACTAGTGACGCAAACCTTACGGGGCAAACGTCACCGGCGACTGGCTCACGTAATGAGCAACGGTAGCTTGCGGGCGGCCACCACGTTGAATGTCACAACGTAGGGACAGCGACACTGCTCCATTGGAGTAAGACGGTAAACATGCGGCCTTGTGTACGGGCGGCATGGCATGACAAAGCGAGCAACGTGCAATCTATCATCGCGCGTTTGTTTGTGGCGTCTCGGCTGA